GATTACATATCAGAAAGCACTGGATTTAGAACAACTCAATTTACATATGCTTCAATTTCTAATGAAGGGATTCCAAGTAAAATTATTAAAATAAAATCAAAAGAACTAATTTCTAAAATATTTTATATTAGAAAAGTAGTATCTACATTTAATGATACAGGATATGCGACGGATGTTCAAAATACATATAAAAATCTTTCTGATGGATCAGTATACATAACTTCTTCCTCATTACCATACTATGGACAAAATTCAGTCATAATTAAAGATTATTCAATAAAATTGAGTGGAGTTTATAAAGGCGAATTGTTTAAAGTTAAATCTCATGGTTTTTTAACTGGAGATTGTATCGTATATTTCCCGAACGAAAATAACAACTTAGGTATTCAAAAAGGTGCATATTATGTAAAAAAAGTAGATGAAAATTCTTTCAAATTGTCAACCAGCTCTGAAAATATATTAAAAGAAAATTTTATAAGTATAAAAGAAGTTGATATAACAACTGATAATTATTTTTATCCATTAAAATTTTCAAATAGATCTTTAGAAAAAAAATCTGTTGAAAGCGTAAAGTTAGTTAGAAACATTAAAAATACTAAACAATATACAGATAAATTATATGAAACTCCAAATGATTCAACATTAGGTATTCTATTAAATGGCGTAGAACTTTTAAATTATAAATCAAATGATTACGTCTACTATGGAAAAATAGAATCATCTACGGTTCTTTCTGGGGGAAATGGTTACAATGTAATAGATGTACCACCAATTCAAATATTTACAAATGATAATTTAGTCGTAGATGATGTAATTAATTTGAGTGCTGATACCACTACGATAAAATATGATTCTGTAGAAATTACATGCGATTCTCAAACTAATTTAGTTTCAGCAAAAGCTTTTGTTGGAGTTAATGGTTCTTTAAAAAGAATTGATGTTATAGATGGTGGCTTTAATTACACTACATTGCCATCTATAGAAATTAAAGGAGGAGGAGGTACTGGAGCAGCTGCTAAAGTTAGACTAATTGAAACAGATTATTCTTTAGAATTTAGTGCCAGTATTTCAAATAAAAAAATAAATCTAAGTTTGGATGAAATTGGGTTTTCAACATCTCATTATTTCAATACTGGAGAATATATTAGTTATTTCACAAATAATGAGATTCCTATAGGCGGAATATCAACAGGTGGAAAATATTACGTAAGATCAATTGATGATCATAAAATACGTTTCTACAATACTAAAAATGATTCAATTTTAGGAATTAATACAATTTCATTAACTAGCTATGGTTCTGGTGTACATACTATAAAAAGTATAGACAAAAAGAAAAAAATAGGATCTATTGAAGTAATTAATGAAGGATTTGATTATAGAAATAACAAAATTTCAGTATCTTTATCTGGAATTAATACTCACAAAAATTCGATAGAAGTTTACGATTATCCATATAAAAATGGAGAAATTATCTATTATAAAAATGATGGCGGTTATCCACCAACAGGTATCGTAAATGATAAAGAATATTATCTAACTAGAATAAGTGATGTTGAATTTAAATTGTCTGAAATTGCTTCAGAGGATTTGGGTAAAGATTTTTATTTTAAAAACAAAATTTATGTAGATTTGAAAGACTCAGGATCTGGAGATCATATATTTAACTATCCGGAAATAACAGTTAAAGTTACTGGTATTAGTGAAGTTCAAAATAAAACAGTTGATGCAGTAATTAATCCAATATTTAAAGGAAAGGTTAATTATGTTTATTTAAATTATGGAGGAGAAAGATATGGAGATGAAGAAATTATAAATTTCGAAAAACAACCAGTTTACGAAATTAAATCCGGTTATGGAGCTCAATTTAGGCCTATAGTATCTTCCGGAAAAATTGTCTCAGTTGTGACTTTAAATTCTGGTAAAAATTATTTTACAAGACCAGATATAGTCTTATCTGGTCCTGGATATGGAGCAGTTTTAACTCCGGTAATAATTGATGGAAAAATAAAAGAATTAAAAGTAATAAATGGTGGAAATGGTTATACTCAAGAGCAAACATCTATTACTATAAACTCTTCTGGATCGGGATGTAAATTAAAATTCAACATTAAAAAATGGACTATTAACAATTTTGAGAAACTTTTATTTACAAACTATATCAATGAAGATGAAGGAGTAGTATACAAAGGATTAAATTTAAATTATGGACTTCAGTATACTCATTTATATCCATCAAAAAATTTAAGAAAAAAGATTTATTCTGCAACAAACTTTGGCGGCTCATTAAGATATAGAAGCGATTATAATAATGATTATGAAAATATAAAGTACCATTCTCCAATACTGGGTTGGTCTTATGACGGTCATCCAATATATGGACCATATGGATACGACTCAATTGATAATAAAAAGGTAAGATTGATGAAACCCGGTTATTCTTTACTAGAATCCCAGACATCAAGACCGAGTATGTATCCGCAAGGATTTTTCATTGAAGATTATATTTTTAACAATAACGGAGATTTAGATGAATGTAATGGAAAATTTGCGATAACTCCAGAATTTCCAAATGGAACTTATGCATACTTTATGACTATAAATGATACTACAGTCAGAGGAAAAAATAAAAATGAAATTATTTTTAACAATGAAAAGGTCCCAGCATTTCCCTATGTAATTGGAAATTATTTTAAAGCAAAGCCAAATGATTTTAACTATGAAATAACATCAAATCAAGATGATTTTGATTTCTTTTCTAAAGAATTACTTAGAAATACTATTAAATATAATTTAAATTCAGACCATTCTGATTATAAATTTTTAACAAATCCAGTAAAAAATAATACAATTAATCCTAGAATAATTACAACGACTAATTCTCCAATACAATCTATAAAAATTATTTCAAAGGGAGATCATTATAAGGTAGGAGATGAGGTAATAATTGATGATTCCTTAACAAACCCAATTCAAAATGCTAGAGTAAAAGTTAGCGAAATTGAAGGAATAGAAGTAGAAAATGTAGAAATATTAACAAATTCTATAAATGAGGTGCAATTTCATAAAGATAAAAATTCTATAATAGGATTCTGCACTTTACCACACAACTTACAAAATAATGACATTTTGATTGTAGAATCTCTATCAAACTATCATTCAAGATTATCAAATCGTTATCAAGTTGGAATAAAATCTGAAGTATTAATAGTTACCAAAGAAATTGGAGAAGTTTCAAATACTGGAATAGTGACTTATGTACCAGTGTTTGGCAATTTAAAATTCCCAAATATTGTCGAAGATGATATCTTTTTAATTGGAAATGAAGAGGTAAAGATACTGAATATTGATGAAGAAAATTCAAGAGTAAGAATTTTAAGAGAATATAATGGATCATCTAGTAGTCATGATTCTTTATCGCTTTTAGTTGAGAAACCAAGGAAGTTTACATTCAAATCGTCAATTCCAATAGATTATAATTTTGAAAGAAATAAAAAAATATATTTCAATCCTTCAGAATCTCTTGGGATAGGAACCTATGTAACTGGAATAGGACATACTGTTTATTTTTCAAATCCAGGATCGGGAAGTACTTATATAAGTATACCAGAAAAAACAATTTATTTGAAAAATCATGGTTTATCGCAAAATACACCATTAATATACAATAACAATGGAGGAAATTCTATAATAGTGTCTTCAAATGGTGTACAATCATTTACTTTATCAGATGGGGCATTACTTTATGCAACAAAAATTACAAATGATTTAATAGGAATTTCTACAGTTAAAGTTTCTATAGGAACTGAAGGAAATATAATTGGAATCGGAAATACTTCATCCACATTATTTTTAATTAGCAATGGAAGTGGCAATTATCATAGCTTTAAAACATTGAATGATTCTGCTATAGGAGATGTTTTTAAAACTAGTGCTATAATTACAACATCATCTCCCCACGAATTAGTAGAAAATGATTCTATTAATTTGGAAATTATAAGTGGAATTTCTACCACATACAAAGTAGAATATGACGACAATAGTAGAAGAATAATTATTAATAAAAGACAATTTGATTCAAATTCATTTGATTTAGAATTAAATACTATTGAAATTCCAAATCATGAATTTAAAAATGGTCAAAAAATAATTTATAAATCAGCATTGCCATCTTCTGGTTTGGAAAATAATAAAGTTTATTATGTTGTTGTATACAATAGAAATAAAATAAAGCTATCCAATAGCTATTATCAGTCAACCTTAAAAATACCAGAAACAATTCAATTTTTAACTACTTCATCCGGATTCATACTTCCAATAAATCCACCAATTAAAGTAGTAAAAAATCAAAAACTAATATTTGATTTATCTGACCAATCATTATCCATACCACTTGGGGTTGGAAGGACTTCATGCTTTGAATTTAATTTTTGGGAAAATAAAACATTTACTAAAAATTATATAAATTTAAATAAAGATAATAAAAATTCTATAAAATATTTTGGATCCATAGGAGTAGACGCATTTTCTAAAGTTGAAGTTGATTTGAATGAAAATAGTAGTAATGAATTTTATTATAATTTAATACCAATCCAATCTAATGAAAATATTAGTATAAAAAAAGAACGTTTTGTAGATACTGATATTTTAGAGTACAATAAAATATCAGTAGTAGATAATTTAATTAATAAAAATTATAATTGTTCTGGGATTGGATCAACCACATTTGGTATATCATTAAACACGAAAATAGATTCTTTAGTTTATACTAAATCAAATACTAAGAAAATTTCTTATACTACTAATTCAAAATCCTCATCAGGTCCAATTAGTAAATTGAGTATAATTTCTGGAGGACTTTATGACACTATACCTGGTATAAGTACAGTAATTAGTGAAAATGGATCAAATGCTATATTGATACCAGAATCCAAATCTATGGGAGTAATAACTGATTCTGAAATTTTAGATAGTGGTTATGATTATCCATCAGACATTACTTTAAGGCCAGTTGTAAATATTCCATCGATAGTCTACTTAGATGCATTATCAAATATAGAAGCGATAAAAGTTAAAACAAATGGAATCAATTATAACAATAGTCCAAAATTATTAGTTATAGATGGAATCACAAATAAAGTAATTTCTGATTTAATTTTAGATTATAATATAGAATCTAATGATGTTAAAATTTTAAAAAATACTTACGGAATTAGTAATGCGGCACCAAAAATAATTCCATTAAATAATTCAAATGGAGTAAAAATAAAAAATATAGAATATAGTAATGGAAATGTGACTATAACTTTAAACTCAGATTATAGTTTTATAGAAGATTTTCCATTCCTAATCGGAGATAAAATTTTAGTTGAAGGAGTTTCTATTTTAGAAAATAATTTAAAAGGTTATAATTCCAAAAATTATAACTATGAGTTATTTACTATAACGGATACGGATCCAAACATTGGAGGATCAAATGCCACAATTACATATTCAATTTTGAGTTATTTAAACGAGGGAGATGTTCCTGGATCTTTTAATACAGAAATATTATCTGGAAGAGTAATTTTAGAAAAACATTTCCCAACATTTGATGTAATACTAAAGAAAAATATATTTGAGATCGGAGAACAAGTTTATTCCGGAGATTCTAAAGGAAAAGTTATCGAAGTTGATAGTATAAATGATACTATTAGAATAGAAACTATAGATGAATTTGCGATAGGATCAGAATTAATTTCAAAATATAATTACAAAAAAAGTATCATTAAAGAATTCTACCAAGAACAATCATACTGTGAGATTAATTCTTCAGCAGTATATAAGCAAGGATGGGATTCTGATAAATCTAGATTAAGTGAAAAATCTCAAAGAATCCATGATAGCAATTATTATCAGTACTTCTCATATTCTCTAAATTCACAAGTTTCTATTGAAGATTGGGAAGAATCGGTAAATAGTTTAAATCATACTCTTGGATTCAAAGTATTTTCAGATTTATCAATAGTTACCACTCCAACAGAATTTTCTGGAATAAGTACTGATCAAAATAATGGGTTATTTTCTGCCGTTTGTGAATTAAATAGTATAGTTGATACTTATTGTGTTTCGGATTTTGATTTAGTTTCTGAAAATAATTTCAAAGTAGATTCAGAATTGGCGTCAAATGAAATTAAATTTAATTCTAGAATAATTCAAGACTATATTGATTCAATTGGAAATGTGGTCTTACTAATTGACGATATAAGTGATGAATTTAATACTAACGAAAACCCAACTTTCATAACATCATTCGAAATATAAAAAATGGCATTTAAAACAAGAGCAAAAAAATTATTTTTAACAGTAGTTGATGAAAGATTCCTACAAAACAGGCAACTTTCGATAGTAAATCTAATAACAAATGGTAGAGATATATTATCAAATTCTTATGGAAAAGTATACAGTCAAAACGAAATTGGTGATTTTGATATCATACAATCAGAACCAGGAAAGGCAAATTTAACATTTTACCCTCTTGATGGAAGAATTAATGACTATAGTTATTCTTATACTTCTTATGATATTGAGCAAACAATTACAGAAGGTAAAACTATTCAAATAGGTGATATTGTAAGTGTTGCTTCAACAAATATAACAGTTAGTTCATATTCAAACGCAAATATTTTCTCGCTCAATAATGACTATACTTCTTCAAAATTAATCATACAATTATCTGATCAGTTTAATGAATATTTTGAGTATAATGAAATTAATATTTCATCTATTAATGGGGAGGCTTCTTATAATAGATACGGAACACTTACTATAGGTGAAAATGAATTTCCCTCTGGAATAGGAGAATATAATTTAGTAATTAACGGGCCTGAAACTGTACTAAAATACAATTCTCCGTTTACAGATAGAAGTGTAAACATTAATGTAGTATCTGTCTCATTTGCAAATACATCATTTAATCAAAGTGGAGAGGTTCAATTAAGGCATAGTTTATTAGATAGTAATAAAGTATCAATAGCGTCCACAAGTCTTCCAGTTCCAGAAGTAATTAGTTCATATCCATTAGAATATAATTCTGCGTATTTTGCTGTTCAGGTAACTGATAAAACAAATGACATTATAGATTTTTCGGAATTTACTGTAGTAACAAACGAAAATCAAAGTATATTTTCAAAGTATGGCACAATACAATCTCAAAGTACATCTTTAGGAAGTTTTGAGATTAATACAACAATAAATGGAACAGAAATATTGTTCACTCCAATACCAGATATTGATGTTGATATAATAACATATAAAAACTCGTTTACTTTAGCAGAATACTCAGATTATCCAAAATCAAAATCTTTTGAAAATTTCGAAATTAGATCTGGTATTTCTAGGTTTAATTATTCAGATGAGCAAAATTATAGAGTTAATTTTGATTTAACACATGACGGAATTAGTATTTTTGAGCGTCAATTTGATCCACAAAACCAAAACATACTAAACATAACTGATGATTTTATTAGTATCCCTAATCATTTTTTTGTGACCGGAGAAAAAATAAAGTATAGAACAGATGAATTTTTATATAATTCAGAAAACGCTATAGGAATATCTCAAACATCAATATTAGGGGTAGGATTAACTACAATATTACCCGAAGAGGTTTTTGTATATAAAGTAGATGATGTTAGAATAAGATTATGCAGTTCTCCAGAAATTGCTTTATCAAATATTCCATCATTTATACAATTTACAAATTCTGGGATTGGCCAAACCCATTATTTGACATCTACTGATCCAAATAAAAAATGCATTATTACAATAGATAATGTTATCCAAACTCCAGTAGTATCAACTTTAAGCACATGTTTTCTTGAGAATGATCTCAATTTTGCGTCATCAATATTGAAATTTTCAAGTATTGAGTCATTTTCAATAGAAGACTTAATTATTGTTAATGATGAAATAATGAAGATAGTATCTATTGGAATAGGGAGTACCAATTCAGTCCAAGTAAAACGTCCATGGATGGGAACAAAAACTGGAATTCATTCATCCGGCGATTTAATTACTAAAATGACTGGAAACTATAATATTATAAACAATACGATTTATTTCTCATCAGCTCCATATGGTAAAAAACAAAGACCATCGGAGTATAATTTTTCAGATAGTTCTCTTCCAGAATATGAAACAAAATCATCATTTCATGGGAGAGTTTTTATACGGTCTGGAGTTCCTTTAGAATCATTTGATACATACTCAACGAATAATATATTTGATGATATATCATCTTCATTTAATGCTATAACAAAAAGATATGAATTAACGAATTCTGGCAATAGTGTTACTGGAATAGAGGATCAGAATTCCTTACTACTAATTAATAATATTCTTCAAGTTCCAGAAAAGGATTTTAATTTTACAGAAATATCTAATAAAACTTATATTGATTTTACAGGAACAGCGACTTCTATATCTTATGATCCAAATAATGCCAGTGTTCCAAAAGGAGGTATTATAGTATCAGCTGGATCTAGTAATGGATACGGTTTACAGCCACTAGTAGCTGCAGGTGGAACCGCAATAGTTTCAATATCTGGAACTATACAAAGTATAACTATCAACAATAATGGAGCTGGATATAGATCTGGAATACAAACAAATATTAGAGTAGGTGTTCAAACATATAGCTCTGGCATACCAAATATAGAATATATTGGAACGGCAACTGTATCGAATGGAAGAATAATTTCTATTAATATTAATGGATCCACTCCAAAGTATTCTACGGAAAATCCGCCAGAAGTTATCATAGATCCTCCATTGGCATACTATAATATACCACTTAAATATTCTACATCATCAGTATCTGGAATAGGTACAGAAGCAACCGTAGATATAATTGTAGGTCAAGGATCTAGTGTTGTTAATTATAAATTAAATAATTTTGGATATGGATATAAAAAAGGAGAAATATTAACATTTAATGTTGGTGGTTCTTCAGGCATTCCTTTGGATTCAACTAAACCATATAAAGAATTTTCATTAATTATTGATAAAGTATATAGTGATAGTTTTTATTCTTGGAATATAGGAGAATTAGAAATATTTGATGATATAAGTAATCAGTTTAATGGAAATAAAAAAACATTTAGATTATTATTAGATGGTAATAGATATGCTATTTTAAAAAGACCAGGAACCAGAGTAGATTTAAAAGCCACTTTAATTATATTGATAAATGGAGTAATTCAGATACCAAATGAATCTTATATTTTTGAAGGAGGAAGCACTATTACATTTGTAGAACCACCTAAAGAAGGGGATAGATGTGATATAATTTTTTACAAAGGAACCGAAGGTATTGACGTAAAATTAGTAAATATTTTAGAAACAGTAAAAGTGGGTGATAATTTAAATATTTACTCAGAACAAAGGAATTTAACAGAGAAAAAACGAATAGTTAGTGAAATACCAGTTCCAGATTTGGTACAAACAATTGACTATTTGGGGAAAGGAATAACTCAAGAACAAGAGTTATTGAGACCGGTAAATTGGTGTAAACAAAGAAATGATATTGTTATAGATGACACACACATAACTAAAGATCGCATAGAGTATGAACCTTCTATACATCCAATTGCAAAATTGATATCAAATGTAAGTATTGGTTCTACTTTAGTTTGGGTAGATAATATAAGACCTTTGTTTGATTATAAAAATGAAAATGCTGATAGAGAATATACTAATAAAATAGAAATTATTGGCAACTTAAATTCAAAGCCAGCATCAGCAACAGTTACGGTTTCTACATCAGGAACAATAAGTTCAGTAAATTTGATTGATGGTGGCATTGGATACAAATCAAACCCAAAAGTTAGTATTTCGGATCCATATTATACAAAAAATGGAATAAAATCAAGTCTTCAATCATCAATAAGTAATGTAGGAATAGTAACAAATATTACCATTGCAAATCCTGGATTCGGATACACAAATTCAAATCCACCAATAATATTGATTGAACCACCAAAAGTTATTAAAGAATCTGTTTCCGATGTAAATTATTATGGAGATTTTGGAATTATTTCTGGAATAAAACAAACTAGTATCCCTAATGCACCTTATGGACTTGTATTGGATTTATTAATACCTTCAAATTCAATTTTAAGAGATCCTGACTATTTTAATCCAAACATATCTATCAGTGAAATTCAAAATAATTATTATTTTACTGTCTATGGATCAACAATTGGTGATGGAACAACGTCATTAGATAAAAATGGGAATGTAATCGGTATAGGAACTAAAGGAATTGATAATATATACCAAGCAATTTCAGTATCTATAGGAACAACTAGTGCTTTTGGAATGGGTCAAGCAACTGTAGCTAAAGTTACTGTAAGTGTAAGTAATTATAACGGAATAGTTGGATTTGGATTTAGCAATTTTTATGGCAATTATAGTTGGGGATTAATAGAAATTGAAAAGGGAATTTCCAATTCCTTTACTATAAATAATGATTATAATAGTCAAACAAATCCTTTCATAAAAAGAGCAAATCAATTAAAATATGTTGATTATACTCTAATATGATCAAAATAAATAATTTAAACTTTAAGAATCAATGTCCGCAATAATTACAGACCAATTAAGATTAACTCTTGCCAATTCTTTCATAAAATCAGTCGATAATGAGGACAGTTATTATTATGCGTTCATAGGTCTCCCAAATTCAAGTGATTACGACTCAAATTGGGATAGAACTCCACCATCACCAATAGATTCATTTGATAATCATAATGATGTATGGGATACCATTTTGGCTCTAAAAAGAATAAATTCTCAAGATGTAGTTAATGTAATAAGAAAAATTGTCTGGAGTTCTGGTAATGTATATGATATGTACAGGCATGATATTAGTAGAAATAATCCAACAAATGTAACTAAACAAACTAGTTTATATTCTTCAAATTTTTATATTATTAATAGGGATTATAGAGTTTATATTTGCTTAAGTAATGGAACCAATCCAGAATATCCAAATGGAAAAACTTCTTTAGAAGAACCATTATTTACAGATTTGGAGCCAGTAGAAACTTCTGATGGATATGTATGGAAATACTTATATACAATTCCTCCTACTGATATATTAAAATTTGAATCTATTCATTATATCCCAGTACCAAAATATTGGGAATCGTCAAATGAAGAAATGTATCTTAACTCAATCAGTAGTGGACAATTAAAAGTAATTGTAATAAAAGATAGAGGAAGTAATCTAGGTCCAGCAAAATCTTATACTGATGTAGATATATTTGGAGATGGATCTGGAGCAAAAGCAACGGTAACTGTTGGAAACGACTCAAAGATAGAATCTGTATATATTACGGAAGGGGGCAGTGGTTACAGTCATGGAAAAGTAGATTTAGAGTCATCCGGAATAATATTTGGAGCGAATTCAACTATCCCAGAATTAGATGTAATTATTCCTCCAAAAAATGGGCACGGAAATAACATTTATAGAGAGTTAGGTGCTCATAATGTTTTAATATATGCTAGAATAGAAAATAATGAAGAAGATCCAGATTTTACGATAGGAAACAAAATTTCTAGAGTGGGACTTATAGAAAATCCACTATCGCCAAATGAATCATTTTTAACAAAGGATAGTGCTTGCTCAACATATTCTTTAAAATTAATTGGAATAAATTCTATTACAGATTATGAAATAGCAGTATTTGATAATAATTCAATAGTACAACAAACTATAGGATTAGGAATTACTGCATATGGAAAGGTTGTTTCGTATGATAATACTACAGGTGTTTTAAAATATTGGAAAGATAGAACATTATCTGGATTTGATACAGGGACTTATGATAAAGTAAATTCAATTTACGGAGATAATGTTTATGAATTTACATCATCTCCTAGCAGTTCTGGAAATTTGATTGTTCAAGGAGGCTCAATAAATCTACAAATAGATACTTCATTTACTGGTATATCCACTGTAATAAATAGTGTTGATGAATATAATCTTGGGCAATATTTTGAAAATGGAGTTGCTTTACCGGAAGTGAAAAAATATTCTGGAGATATACTTTATATTGATAATAGACCATCAATTACTAGATCTTCAAATCAAAAAGAAGATATTAAAATAGTGCTTCAATTTTAAAATAACGAATTATGCCACAACTAACTAATCTCAATACATTTCCATATTTTGACGATTTTACAACAGATCCTCAAGCATTTGATTATTATAAGGTTTTATTTAAACCAGGATTTCCTATACAAAGTAGAGAATTAAATAATTTACAATCAATACTACAGAATCAAATTGAAACATTTGGAAATCATATATTTAAAGAGGGCTCTAGGGTCATTGATGGAGAACTTTCATATTCTAATAATGTTGATTATGTAATTGTAGATAATGAATATTTTGGAACAAGAATAACTAAAGATATATTAGATTTTTTAGTTGGGGAAGTTATAAAAGGAAGAACTAGTGGCGTAACAGCAAGAATTGATAATTATATAACTGAAATAGAATCAGATATTAATAGAGTTACTCTGTATATAACTTACATAAATCAAAGTCAAACAAATACTAAATTTCAAGCTGGTGAAATACTAGAATTATATTCTACCATAGAATTGCTAGATGATGAAGATTTGGGCGAGGATAATATTTTACCGCAAATAGTAACTGGAGATGCCATTTGTACAGTAGTATCTCAAGGGATTCCAACTGGAAAGGCTTCTGTAGTTTACCTTTCGTCAGGATATTATTATATAAGAGGATTTTTTGTAGCAGTTGAGTCTCAAACATTAGTAATAGATCAATATAAAAATGATGGTGACTTTAAAGTAGGATTCTCTATAGATGAATTCATAATTACTTCAAATTATGATGAAAATCTAAATGATAACGCTAGAGGATTTACTAATTATTCTGCTCCTGGAGCAGATAGATTTACTTTTAATGTAAGATTAAATTTTTATAATTTATATGAAGATCTAGATCCATCATTTATTGTATTGATGGAAATTAGAAATGGTAAAGAATACTCATATAATAAAGAAGTAAAATATAATGAACTTCAAAGAGAATTAGCTAGAAGAACTTATGATGAGTCTGGGAATTATTATGTAAAATCACCATCAGTTTCTATAAGAGAAACTTTAAATGATTATGAGGGAAATAATGGAGTATTTTCTTCAAATAGACTCACGTATAGTGGAAATGAGCCAAGTGAGAGTTTAGGAACTTATGCAATTTCTCCAGTAACTGCTTATATTTTTGGATATGAAATTGGAACATTAAGCACTACTTATTTGGACTTTGAAAAACCAAGAACAACTAAAGAATTCATATCTCAAGGTATAAATTATTATACAGGACCAACCTTTACTTTAAATAGAGTATATGGATCTCCTCAGATAGGATTTGCCAGTACTTATGTATCATTAAGAGATTCTAGAGTTGGTTCAAATCAATCCATAGCATCTGGAAATGAAATAGGATTAGCTAGAGTATATGATTTTGCTTTAGAATCTGGATCTTACGACTTTACATACCCAGATTCCAATCAGTGGGATATATCTTTATATGATATTCAGCCTTATACTACAATTACATTAAATTCTCCAATAACTTTAACTACACCAACTAGAATAAAAGGAAAATCTAGTGGAGCATCTGGATTCTTAAGATCAAATGTTAGTAATTCAACGAGTTTAATTCTATATAATTGTCAAGGAAACTTTTTGGTTGGAGAATCATTTTTATTTGATGGAATTGACAATACAAGAATTGCAACTGCTATAACTCAATATAAAATATCAGATATCAAATCCATCTACGCAAATTTTGGCAGTGGTTATATATTTAACGCAGATTTGAAGCAAAATAATCATATAGATGTAGGTCAGGTAAATATTTCCGCAAATGTATCTGGAATAAGTACAGTATTTACTCCAGATTTTATTTTTAGCAATTCAGCAAAATCCGGAGATATAGTATCATATACTGATCCAAGTAAAAATGCTATCACATTTTCAAAAATATCTTCAGTAAATGTAAACTCAATAACAATAAGTGGAGTTACAACAGTATCTGGAGTATGTGAAGGCGCTTTACCATCTTCAGGAATAAATCCAAGCAATTTTAAAATTCTTTCAACAAAATTAAATTCATCATCAGATAACACTTTATATACAAAATTACCAAAGGACTATATTTCATCAGTAAATTTATCAAAATCAAATTTGGTAATCAGGAAACAAATTGATGTAACTATCGTAAATGGGTCTACTGGAGAAATTGAATCGGATGAAAATGAAATTTTCTTACCGTTTGACGAAGAAAGATATTGTTTAATAACTCAAAATGGTCAAACAGAAATATTAACAGAAGATAAATTCGTATTTACTTCTGGATCAAATATATTAACTATAAATGGATTGAGTGGATCTGGAAGTGCAAAATTAATAGCTACATTATCAAAAAACACTATAAAAAATAAAACTAAAAATATTAATAGAGTAAAAAGTATAATAGTAAATAAATCAAAATATAATGGTTCTGGTATTGGGGGTACTACCCTAAATGACGGTCTAATTTATGGAAATTATCCATATGGAACTAGAGTTCAGGATGAAGAAATTTGCTTACTAACTACTGACGTAACTAAATTATATAAAATATACGAATCAAATGGAACATCCGAGCCGGAGTTACCTACATTAATATTTAATAATAACATAAGTAATTCTATAATAGGAGAACGTATATTTGGAACCACTAGCAATTCCTCTGCGATAGTAGTAGAAAAATTATCTACAAATACGGTTTCTATATTATATTTAAATGATGAGCAATTTTCAATAGGAGAACAAGTAGAATTTAAAGAAAGTAAATTATTATCTACGGTCTTGTCTTTATCAGATGGTGATATTGATGTAACAAATAAGTATACATTTATATCTGGTCAAAATGATACTATTTTAGATTATTCAAAAATAGTAAGAAAGTCAAACGAAAAAGAACCAAAAAGACAACTTAAGATTGTATTTGAATATTTAAGCATATCTCCAAATGATACTGGAGATATAGTAACGAAGAACTCTTATAATCAGTTAGATTATTGCGATATACCAACAGTAAATGGGATAAGAGTTTGTGATATTATAGATATTCGTCCAAGAGTCTCTGAGTATTCTGTTGCAGAAAATCAAAGATCTCCATTTGAATTTATAGGAAGAACTTTTAGTAATAATTCATCTTCTAATATATTAGCATCTGATGAATCTTTTGTGATTGATTTTTCAATATATTTGCCCAGAACTGATAGAATTTATTTATCAAAAGATGGAATTTTTCAGATATCAAAAGGAAATCCATCAGAAAACAAATCATCTCCAAATGAAATTTTAGATTCGATAGAAGTAGCAACTATAAATTTACCTCCATACTTATGTAATTTGAGCGATGCTGAAATAAAAGTGCGTGAATATAAACGCTATACTATGGCAGACATCAGAAAGCTAGAAGATAGAATAACTAACTTAGAATATTATACGACTTTATCTTTATTAGAAGTAAGTACTTCTAACACTGAAATATTAGATTCTAATGGATTAAATAGGTTCAAATCTGGTTTTTATGTTGATGATTTTTCATCAACTTTATCTCAGAAAAAAGAAACTGAAGTAAAAAATTGTATTGATCCGAAAAACTCAGTATTAAGGCCTTCCCATTATACAACTCAGATTGATCTTATTTTAGGAACAAGAGCTTCTATAGGAGTTGATAATTCGGAGAAAAATGATTATAGAGTAGACACTAATTTACTAGGAAGTAATGTAGTAAGAACAGGGCAATTATTGACATTATCTTATGATGAAGTTCAAGAAATTATTCAGCCATATTCTACAAAAATAGTAAATGTTTCTGCATATTCATCATCATTCTTTACAGGGACTATAGAATTAGTCCCTTCTTCGGACATTTGGGTGGATCAAGTAAAACTAGAGCCAAAATCATTCCAAGTAGATGGGTATACGGAATCAACTAGTCAAATGGAATTGACTCAATTTGACCCTCAAACCGGATTTGGTCCGGTTACATGGAATTCTTGGGAAACTGTTTGGACAGGAACAGAAAAAGCAACAGAATCGGATATCACTAATTATGGAAACTATGCATCAGCTGACATTTATGAGGCAACTGTAAAGATAGGAACAAAATCTAGAAATGGAACTAGAAATGTTCTGAAAACATCGATAGATTCAAATTCATTAGGCGATACCGTTATTTCTACTCAAATAATTCCATATTTGAGATCGAGAAATATTGAATTTACCGGTAAACGTATGAAACCATTCTCTCAAGTTTATGCGTTTTTTGATGGTATTGATATGTCACAATATATTGTACCAAAATTAATTGAAATTGAAATGATAAGTGGGACATTTGAAGTAGGAGAAACTGTTAAGTCTAGTATTGCTTCTCCTAATGGATCAGTTATTTCTATACTTCCAGAAATTTCGTTTAGAATAGCAAAAATAAATCATAAGTATGGAGCTTATGATAATCCAACAACGGTATATAATACAAATCCATATAATATCCAAGAAACAATACCATCTACTTATTCTTCAACCTCAACCCTTTTGAATGTAGATACATTCTCACTTTCTAATCAACCTCAGGGAGACTATTATGGTTATTTAAGTATGAATTCTTCATTTATACTTATTGGAAATTCTAGTAAAGCTCAATGTAAAATTAAAAATATTCGCTTAGTTACAGATCAGATTGGAGATGTTGTCGGATCATTATGGATACCAGATCCAAATATATCATCAAATCCAAAATTTGAAGCAGGAACTAAAACATTTACTCTTACAAATGAATCTACAAATTCTAGGGTAGATGGTCTAGTGACTTCATTAGCCGAAGAAAAATATTATTCTGAAGGGAAAAAACAGACTACTCAAGAAAATATAATGCTAATTAGGAATCAACGTGTAGAAATTCAAACATTAACAGAATCAAATCCAACTGTGGAAATCGGAGATATTGTATACAAAACAACAGAGGTTATTACTGACCTTCCACCACCATCTTCATCTCATGTTACTGGATCAGATGGTATCATAGTTGAAAGGGATTTACCACCTTTAGCGGCAGAACCAGTAACAACAGCAGATCCAACTGACCCATCAGTAGCTAGAAAAGTAGTGTTAATTAATGGAGCAGATCCTGATATTGTCGGAAAACCAGCAGCTAAGAAAATTAATCAATTGATAAAAGAATTTGGAGTTAACGTAGATAAAATTCAAAAAGGAGATCCAGTAAAAGAACTTAAACAAGCAATCATGGCAGTAAATAAAGCTGCTGGAACTCAAGTAGCAGCACATAGACCAGATGTTCCAGGTTCATCAAATTATGTTGGCCCTATGGGCGGTATGGGAGGTAGCAATTCTGGAGGAAGCAGCAGTGGAGGCGGAGCCATGTCTTCCGGAGGGGGTGGTGGTGGAGGCTCTACGCTGCCACCCGGATTCAGCGGCGGCGGTGGAGGCTCTATGGGCTCCGGAGGTGGTGGTTCCGGCGGCGGCGGTGGAGGCTCTATGGGCTCCGGAGGTGGTGGTTCCGGTGGTGGAGGCGGAGGCATGGGCTCTGGTGGCGGTATGGGTAAAATGTGATATAAATACTTAAAAAAATAATTACAGATGAGTAATATAATTAACCCTATAGCACAGTCATTTTATGTTGAACAAGATACGGGAATATTTGTAACTTCTGTCGATTTATATTTCCAATCTAAAGATAACTACCTTCCAGTCACTGTTCAATTGAGGCCAATGAAATATGGCAAACCTTCAAAAAATGTATATCCATTTGGTGAGGTTGTAGTAGATCCGTCAAATGTAAACACTTCATTTGATTCAAGTTTACCTACAAGAATAACATTTCCCTCTCCAGTATATCTAACTGGAAAAGAGTTTCATTCAATATGCATTCTTTCAAATTCTGATAGATATAAAGTATATGTTTCAACATTAGGTGGCCAGAATATTTACGACAAAAATGATCCAAGTCAATTTCCAATTGTCGTAAATAAACAACCATTGAATGGTGGTCTTTTTAAATCTCAAAACTCAACTACCTGGAATGAAGAGCCTTATGACGATCTAAAATTTACACTTTATAGGGCAAATTTCAATTCTAATAATGGTGATATAACATTTTTTAGTCCAGAATTAAATTTTGGAAATGGACATTTGGCAACATTAAATACCAATCCTCTTGAAATGGATGGTAGAAAAATTAAAATCTCTACTTCTTCTATAATACAAGAACCGAATTTAATTATAGGAAATACAATATATCAAGAAGGATCAGGCTCTTTTGGGAATTATGTAGGTGCGGCGGGATCGGCAACTGGTTCATTAAGTATCATAAACTCAGGAATAGGATATACTCCATCATCAGGAACACAAACATATAATAATATACCTTTAATTAATATTACAAGTTCTGGCAAAAGTGCTACAGCAAATATTACAGTGACTGATGGAGAAATAACTTCTGCAACAATATCTGATGGTGGATATGGATATTCTATTGGCGATGTCTTGACGGCTGAAATTGGAACAGGTATTGGTAGAAATTTACAAGTATCATTATCAAATATCGTTGGAGTAAATCAACTGATACTTGATGAAGTACAAGGAAAATTTGAAGTCGGTATTGGTTATACGTTACAATATATCAATAATATAGGTGGCTATGTAGATATTAATTCAGGAAGCAATAATGTCTATGTCAAGAATGATGGTTTAGATGTTTTGAATGATGGATTACATATAAAAGTTAATCATAGAAATCATGGAATGCACTCAAATGTAGATAAAGTTGAAATTTCTAGAGTAACTAGTGATACTAAACCTACAAAATTAACTTCGGAATATTTAAATACCTCTACTGGAGAAATATTTGTAACTGAAGGTTCAACAACAGATTTCTCCACATTTGAAAACTATCCAGTTTCTCCAACAAATCCAGGTTATATTAAAATAGGACAAGAAATAATCTCATACGATGGCGTCACTAACAATTCATTAACTGGTGTTATTACTAGAGGAATTGATAACACGAATGTAACATCACATTTTGTTGGTGATAGTGTAATGAAATATGAACTTAATGGAATTTCATTAAGAAGAATTAATAAAGTTCATGATCTATTAGACGCAACTGTAGAAAATTCAATAGGATTAGATTACTATACTATAAAAATAGATCCATCGCAAAATGGAAATAATAGGATTGATAATCAAGACTATATTAACTTATACATTAAGGAAACAAAATCAACAGGTGGATCTAAAGTAAGAGCGACACAAAATATACAATACAGCATTGTCAGGCCAACAATTGAAGTAAGATCAATTACAGGAACATCTATTAAACCAACATTAAGAACAATTTCAGGAAAAAGTATAGATGGTACGGAGGGATCATATTTAACTAATCAATTTGAGCCTATAGATTTAAATAAAAATAATTATTTGAATACTCAAAGAGCAATATATTCAAAATTAAATGAGCAAAATAATATCTCTAATGATATTCCAGGCAAAAAATCATTATCATTAAATATGGGATTATTTTCATCTTCCAACTATATCTCACCAGTTATAGATTTGGATAGAATTGGAATGATTTTAGTTTCAAATAGGGTGAATCAGAGAATAGATAATTACATAACAGATAGCAGAATATCTTCATTGATTAATGATCCATCCGCGTTTGTATACGCAACAAAAACTATTTCTTTGGAAGTTCCTGCGACATCATTAAAATTATTCTTGACTGCATACGTAAATATTCACAACGATCTTCGTGCGTTTTATGCCATTCAAAATGATCCATATCAAGAATCAATTTATTATCCATTTCCGGGATATTCGAATATAAATTCTCTTGGACAAACAATAGATGAATCATTAAACGATGGAACTTCAGATTCAAATGTGATAAAAACCGATGTATTATCTGAAGATCCAGACGCAGCATTGTTCAAAGAATATGAATTTACAGCTAATAATATTGAATCATTTAGATATTTTAGTATAAAATTAATAGGGACATCATCAAATCAAACTTATCCGCCTTTAATAAAAGATTTAAAAGCTATAGCACTTGCCTAATTTACATGAAATATTCAAAGGTAGAAGGAAGGAATGATTTAATTAGAGATAATGAAACAAATGCTATAATAAATGTAAATCATTCCGAATATAACAAGTATTTAAAAATAAAGTCTCTAAAAAATTCAGAATCTGCAGAGTTGAGTTCATTACGATCTGAACTTTCAGATTTAAAAAATGACATAGATGAAATTAAATCATTACTACAAAATATATTATTAAATAGATAATATACAAGGACTATTAGAATAATGGCACAACCATCAACAAGACAAGAACTAATAGATTATTGTAAGAGGAAATTAGGTTATCCTGTACTGGAAATAAATGTAGCGGATGAGCAAATAGAAGATCTTGTTGATGATGCTGTTCAATTTTTCCAAGAAAGACATTTTGATGGCGTTACTCAAACATTTTTGAAGTATGAAATTACTCAAGAAGATATTGATAGAGCAAGAGCAAAAAATAACAGTGTTGGTATAGCAACAACTTCATCAACATCTACTAGCGGAATTGATTTCAACTTTTATGAAAGTGATAATTATTTACAAATACCTAATCATGTCATAGGAGTAAATAAAATATTTTCATTTGAGGGATCCAATAGCATTTCAAGTGGAATGTTTAGTATAAAATATCAATTATTTTTAAATGACATTTATTACTGGGGATCTACAGAATTACTAACATATTCAATGGTAAAGACTTATCTTGAAGATATTGATTTTCTACTGACAACACAAAAGCAAATTAGATTTAATAAAAGACAAAATAGATTATATTTAGATATCGATTGGGGAAGTGTAGACGCAGGGAAAACTCTAGTAATAGATTGCTACAGAGCTTTAGACCCAAATACTTACTCTGACGTATGGAATGATTCTTTTCTAAAACAATATTTAACTTCATTAATTAAAAAACAGTGGGGTCAAAATTTAATAAAGTTTAATGGAGTAAAACTACCGGGAGGAATTGAATTTAATGGTAGACAACTTTATGATGATGCGCAAAAAGAAATAGATGATTTAATGTTAAAAATGTCTTCTCATTATGAATTACCACCATTAGATATGATAGGTTAATCATATGCTAAATCCATTTTTTCTTCAAGGTTCAACTGGAGAACAGGGTCTAATACAGGATTTGGTAAATGAACAAATAAGAATGTATGGAATTGAAATTTATTATATTCCAAGAAAATATGTTAATATTAAGACTATTATTAGAGAAGTAACAGAATCGAAATTTGATAGCGCATTCCCAATTGAAGCCTATGTTTCAAGTTATGATGGGTACAGTGGTCAGGGAACAATATTGTCAAAATTTGGAATACAAGATCTTGATGATCTAACTTTAGTAGTATCAAAAGAACGATTTGAAAATTATATTACGCCTTTATTAAAAAATTTATCTGGAATAGATGTATATCATCGTCCGAAAGAAGGGGATCTTGTATATTTTCCACTTGGAGATAGGTTATTTGAGATAAAATATGTTGAGCACGAAACACCTTTTTATCAATTACAGAAAAATTATGTATATGAATTAAAATGTGAATTATTTAGATACGGTGATGAGATACTGGATACAGAAATTGATGAAATTGATGATAATGTAGAGAAAGAAGGATATATTCAAACGTATAAATTAGTCGGAATTGGAAGAACCGCTACGGCTTATTCTAGCATAGGAGACGGTTCTGTTTCTTATATAACAGTAACAAATCGAGGAATAAATTACGAAAATTCTCCGGCTGTCACTATATCAAAATCACCAATAAATGGAGGAAATGCAGTTGGTGTAGCTACTTTAATAACCGGTATTGTAGATTATTGTGATCCATTAGGAACCGGTTATAGAATTCAGGGTGTTGAATTGCAGAATGGAGGATATGGCTATATGTCAGCTCCAATGGTCAATTTTATCGGGGGTGGTGGAGTAGGAGCAGAAGCTACTGCTACGATAGCAGATGGAGTAGTCAATGCTATTACTTTGTCTGATGGAGGATTTGGATATGATTATCCACCATCAGTAACTATTATTGATATAAATGAAGAAAGCTTTAATTACACATCAGATAGATCAAGTATAACTTCAGATAACACAAATGTAACTTCAGATGTAGACGCTGGACCTATTATAAGAGAAGCACAAGCAAGAGCAATTGTAGAAAATCAAACAATAACCTCTATAAGAATAATTGATGGAGGAGAAGGTTACTTATATCCACCAATTATACAAATTTCTTCTCCAAATTTAATAGGAATTGGGACATTCATATCTAATGAAACCATAACTGGGTCAGAAAGTAATACTACCGCAAAAGTAGCTGGATGGAATGCAGAGACATTTGAGTTGAAATTAAAACATTTGAATGGTGAATTTAAAAATGGAGAGCAAATAATTGGCTCAGAATCCCAATCTACATATAAAATATTAACAATAAATACTAATAATATTGATGACCCATACGCTCAAAACGATCAAATTCAATTAGAAGCATTATCTATATTGGATTTCACAGAAGAAAATCCATTTGGAACTCCATAAAGCATTTAAAAGTTATGTTTGAATATTTTTACCACGAAATTTTAAGAAAAACAGTAATTGGATTTGGAACTTTATTCAATGGAATAAAAATCCAAAGAAAAGATAATTCCGATAATATTTTTTCAATTATAGAAGTTCCGATTGCTTATGGCCCTACTCAAAAATTCTTAGCCCGCCTTGAGCAGTCACCGGAATTAAATAAACCAGTCCAAATAACATTACCAAGATTATCATTTGAGTTAATTGGGTTAAATTATGATTCTACAAGAAAAGTAGCACCAACTCAATCATTTTTATCACCAACTAAGGTTGATGGAAAAGATGTTAGAAAAACTTACATGCCAGTACCATATAATGTAGAATTTGAATTGTCAGTTATGACAAAAACTAATGATGATATGCTTCAAATTATAGAGCAAATATTACCATATTTTCAACCATCATATAATATTTCCATAGACTTATTGGAATTGATAGGTGAAAAGAGAGATATTCCAATTACTTTAGATTCTATTATAATGAGCGATAATTATGAAGGCGATTTTTCAACAAGAAGGGCTTTAATTTATACCTTAAAATTTACGGCCAAAACATATTTATTTGGTCCAATCTCAAGTCCAACAGATACAGATATTATCAAAAAAGTTTCTATTGGTTATATCACTGGAGAAAAAGGAAGAACTGCTTCAAGAGAACTTACTTACAGGGTTGAGCCAAAAGCAACAAAGAACTATGTTGATGATGTGTTCACAACACTATTGGAAGATATTGTAATAGCATCTGATAGATTCTCTGTGGAAAATTCATCAGTGATACCAGAAAAATCTCATATTACCATCGATAATGAGACTATGTATGTAGTATCAAAAGCAGAAAATATTATTAAAGTGAAAAGAGGCGAATATGGAACTCCAATAACAAAACATGTTAGTGGATCAAAAATTAATTTAATAACAGCTCAAGATAATCTTCTTATAGAGCCTGGAGATGATTTCGGATTTAGTGAGACTTTTATTTAAACCATGAATGACAAATATAGTAATTTAAACTCCACTTTCAATGTAGAAGATTCTATTGAAATTGAGAAAAAAACAGTAAAATCAGAAGTAGAAGTAGAAGTGAATGTTATGAATGATGAACAAAAAACTTCTAAGCAAGATATACAAAAAGATTATGAGTATACAAGAGGAAACTTATATTCAATTATTGAAAAAGGTCAAGAAGCAATAAATGGAGTTTTAGAGTTAGCTCAGGAAACTGAACAACCAAGAGCATATGAAGTCGTAGGCCAATTGATTAAAAGTGTTTCTGATGCAACTGAAAAGTTGATGGATTTACAAAAAAAACTTAAAGACATTGAGTCTGAAGATAAATCAAAGGGACCTACAAATGTAACAAATGCCCTGTTTATAGGATCAACTGCAGAATTATCGAAGTTATTAAAAGCTCAAAGTAAAGGTGAGGATTTATTTTAGACTATAAAATTAATAAATAATAAAAAAGTGTCTAATAAGATAGCAATGGCGAATTCTAAGGATAAAAAATCTATGCCAGATCATGAGCACTCAATGGCAAGATCAGAACTTTCTGCCATTGAAAATGGAGTAAAAAGATTAAAGAAGAAGATGAAAGGGGAAGGGAATATTGAGGCATGGGTCCAATCTAAAATCACAAGAGCTGCTGATTATATCGGATCCGCAGCAGATTATGTAGATAGTGGTGAGCATAATGTGAAAGAATCTGTAAGTAAGGTCAGAAAAGGAATTCTTAAAGGAAAAGAATTTCAAATTTCAAGATCTACTGGTGCGGGTGCTTTATCACCAGAAGCAGCAGATGAATTAGGACCTAAAGCCAAAGAATTAAGACAGAAAAAATTGGCACAAACAAGCCTTCCAAGATTTATAAAGAATGATGTATCATTAACAGATAAAATTCTTGAAGAAATTCTTCAGGAGGGTAAAAAGAAAAAGCGTAAGAAGCGTAAGAAGAAAAAGGGATTATGGGCAAACATTCATGCAAAAAGAAAGCGTGGAGAAAGACCATCAAGACCAGGAGAAAAAGATTATCCAGAAACTCTTGATATTAAAGAAGGATTAAAGCAAGCTCGTAAAAATGTTGGAGCTTCTAAATGTTGGACTGGAAAAAAAGTTGATCCAAATAAACCAACAAAAATTAAAGATGGTGAGGAAGTACCAAACTGCATTCCAGAATCTGTAAGAATGCCAGCAAAGACTGGTAATATTATTATGGCAACTTTGACATGGAAAGGCAAATACTATGCAATTAAAATGTTCTTCCCTTCTGTAAAACTTCCAAAGAAAAAGGATGTTGAATTTGAAATTCAAAAAATTTATCCAGGATCAAAATTATATAATTTTCAAGTAACTGATCATAATGTAGGAGAAACTTTAGTTCAAGTTTCGGAAGAAGAAAAAAAAAAATTAAACGATCCTGTAAGAACTCCAGGAGAAAATAAAAAATTTAAGGTTCATGTAAAGGATCCAAAAACTGGAAATATAAACACGGTGAGATTTGGAGATCCGAATATGGAAATTAAAAGAGACGATCCAGATCGTTTAAAGGCATTCAGATCTAGACATAATTGCGATGGACCTGAAGCAAAAGATAAAACAACAGCAAAATATTGGTCCTGCTATCAATGGAGAAAGGGTCATAAAGTAGATAATTAATTAAAATAGTTTTATAATGTCTGACAGCATATACTTAGGTAATCCAAATTTAAAAAAAGCAAATACTCCTATCGAATTTAGTGAGGAGCAAATTGTTGAGTTTGTAAAATGCAAAGAGGATCCAGTCTACTTTGCGAATAATTATATTAAAATTGTATCTCTGGATGAAGGATTAACTCAATTTAATCCTTATAATTTTCAGGAAAAATTAATTGAAAGATTCCATAAGCATAGATTCAACATATGTAAAATGCCCCGACAGACGGGTAAAAGTACCACTGTTGTTTCTTATCTTTTACACTACTTAATTTTTAACGATAGTGTGAATATTGGAATTCTTGCCAACAAGGCAGCCACTGCCCGAGAGTTATTGAGTAGATTAGCTACAGCATATGAGAATTTGCCTAAATGGATGCAACAAGGTGTTATATCTTGGAATAGGGGGTCAATTGAACTTGAAAACGGGTCAAAAATATTAGCAGCATCTACATCGGCAAGTGCTGTTCGTGGAATGTCATTTAATATCCTGTTTTTGGACGAATTTGCTTTCGTACCAAATCATATAGCAGATTCATTCTTTGCTTCAGTATACCCAACAATTACTTCTGGTAAAAATACAAAGGTAATTATTGTTTCAACTCCACATGGTATGAATCACTTCTACCGAATGTGGCACGATGCGGAAAGAGGAAAAAATGAGTATGTCCCAACAGATGTTCATTGGTCAGAAGTTCCTGGAAGAGATGATAAATGGAAAGCCCAAACAATTTCAAACACATCAGAGCAACAATTTAAAGTAGAGTTTGAATGTGAATTTCTAGGATCAGTTGATACTCTTATTGCCCCAAGTAAATTAAGATCTTTAGTTTATGATAGCCCAATTAAAAGAAATGCTGGTTTAGATATTTACCATGAAGTTGAAAAAGAACATGATTATGTAATTACAATTGATGTTGCCAGAGGAGTTAGTGAAGATTATTCTGCGTTTGTCGTGATAGATATCACCACATTTCCGCATAAAATTGTAGCAAAGTATAGAAATAATGAGATAAAACCGATGCTGTTCCCTAACATTATATACGAAGTTGCTAAAAATTACAATAGTGCATATCTTTTATGTGAAGTAAATGATATAGGGGATCAAGTGGCTTCATTATTACACTATGACTTAGAGTATCAAAATGTACTCATGTGTTCTATGCGAGGTAGAGCTGGCCAGATAGTTGGTCAAGGGTTTTCTGGAAAGAAGACGCAGCTTGGTGTAAAAATGTCAAAGACTGTTAAAAAAATCGGATCTCTCAATCTAAAGACAATGATTGAAGAGGATAAACTTTTATTCAATGACTATGATATTATTTCCGAATTAACCACATTTATTCAGAAAAACAATTCATTTGAAGCTGAAGATGGATGTAATGATGACTTAGCCATGTGCTTAGTAATATATGCTTGGCTTGTTGCTCAAGATTATTTTAAAGAGCTGACAAATCAAGACATTAGAAAAAGACTTTACGAAGAGCAGAAAAACCAGATAGAGCAAGATATGTCTCCTTTTGGATTTATCAATACGGGATTAAATGAATCGGATTCGTTTGTAGATCAGTCAGGAGACCGCTGGTTTACTGATGAGTACGGTGATATGTCATATATGTGGGATTATATGTAATGGATTTTGATAAGCAATTAAAATTAGGACATTTATTACTTAATCAAAGAACTTGTAGAGTATGCGGAGAAGTAAAAGATTTAATAAGTGATTTTTATAGGACAAGAAAAGATAAAGGTCCAGTAGCATCGTCATATTCTTATGAGTGTAAAGATTGCACTAAAAGAAGAATTTTCAATTCAAGAAAAGATAGAAATAATGTCAGTAAATCAGAATATCCTGATTGGTAGTTCACGTCCTGATTCCGGTCTTCAAAATTAAGTTTTTAATAAATATTTTTTAGATAGACTGAAGTATTAGGAGAAAAACATGGCGACTCCTCAATTATCTCCGGGCGTACTCGTCAGAGAGGTTGATTTAACTGTAGGGAGAGCTGATAATGTTTTAGATAACATTGGAGCGATTGCAGGCCCATTTGCCCTCGGTCCAATTGAACAAGCAATTGATATTGCTACAGAGCAAGAATTAATTAACGTTTTTGGAAAACCAAGCTCAAATGATGCTCATTATGAGTACTGGATGACCGCATCCTCATACCTTTCATATGGAGGCGTTCTAAAGGTAGTAAGAGTTGATGGAACCAACTTGGTAACAGCAAATGCCAAGAGAACCAGAGCTGGAGAAGCAACTGGAATTTCAACAACTATTACAGTTGGCGTCTCCACTGCCGCAGCAGGAACTTATTCAATTGACGAAACAGAATACACAACAGACGGCTTAGGATCCTTAGCCATTTTTAATGTAACAGTTACTGGAATCGGTTCAACAGGAGGCGATTATAGCATCATTATTCAAAATGGTGGTTCCGGATTTATCGCAAATGATCTAATTACGATTCCAAAAGTTTCATTAGGTGGCACAGCCGGATCAGATAGTATAACATTTAATATTAATTCAATTTATACAACATCTGGAATCTCTACTGTAGGTAATCCAACACTAAAAATAAAAAATTATGAGGATTATGAGGATGTACATTCTGATGATGTAGCTTCTTACATTTTTGCAGCTAAAAATCCTGGTTCATGGGCAAACAATCTAAAAGTCTGTATCATTGATGACAAAGCTGATCAAACTCTTGAGCTTGGAGCGACATTTATACAGAATAATAATATTGAAGTCGGAATGGCGGTTTATACCACTCTGACAAATGAAACTGTAGCCGGAATAGGAACTACAACTTCATTTACCGGAATATTAAAGGGAATTGTTACCGGTGTTCAGGAAGATTCCATTGATGTTAAAATTGTATCAAGAGTTGCTAATGGAACAACGACTGATATTCCAGCAATTTATAAAGAAGGTGAAAGAATATCATCATTTAGAAATACTGATAGTGTCACTATTAGAAATTCCAGCAACTCAGTAAATGTTACAACATCAGTCATTACCTCTATAGATTGGTATGATCAACAAATTCTTGAATTATCAAATTCTGTTATATACTGGAGATCAATAGCTCCAAAACCATCAACAAATGGATACGTTTTAGATAGAAATGGAAGAAATGACGCTATCCACGTTGTTATTATTGATGACACAGGAGAAGTCACTGGAATTCAAGGTAATGTTCTAGAAAGACATTTAAATCTTTCTAAAGCCTCAGACGCTATATCAGAAGTCAATTCTCCACAAAGAATATGGTGGAAAGAGTATCTTGCTAGATATTCCAATTATGTTTATGTAGGAGATAATCCATCTGATAATTCAAATAATGAAGAAGTTTATCAATCAGGATTTTCTGATCAATTCACTCCATTAGAAGTCGCTGATGGTCTTTGGAACGAAGCAGCTCAAGATAAATCATTTAGCTTTATCGGAAATGCTACATACAAACTTCTTGGAGGAAAAGATTACCAAGCAAATGGAGGGGTCAAGGCTGATTTAGGAGAATTAATTACAGCTTATAGTTTATTCTCAAATAGAGATGAAATTCAAGTAGACTACCTATTAATGGGTCCAGGACTTGATAATAAATTTGAATCGCAAGCAAAAGCAAACCATTTGATTTCTATTGCTAATACAAGAAAGGATTGTATTGCTGTTATTTCTCCTCATAGATTAGATGTGGTTGGAGAATCAAATTCAAACAGACAAACTGATAATATAATTGAATTCTTCTCTCCACTTTCTTCATCATCTTATGCTATTTTTGATAGTGGTTATAAGTATGTTTACGATAGATTCAATAATAAGTTCCGTTATATTCCATGCAATGGTGATGTTGCTGGTCTCTGTGTAAGAACTTCAATATTCTCATATCCTTGGTTCTCACCAGCAGGACAGCAAAGAGGTATTATTAATGGAGCAATTAAACTTGCTTACAATCCAAATAAAGCTCAAAGAGATAAATTATATCCATTAAGAGTAAATCCAATTATTACTCAGCCAGGTGTTGGTATTCTATTATTTGGAGATAAGACAGCATTAGGTTATGCTTCAGCATTTGACCGAATTAATGTTCGTAGATTATTCCTCACGGTTGAACAGGCTCTAGAAAGATCAGCTCAGGCTCAATTATTTGAATTAAATGATCAAGTTACTAGATCCAATTTCATCAACATCGTTGAGCCATATTTAAGAGATGTAAAGGCAAAACGAGGAGTATATGACTTCTTGGTAGTCTGTGATGAATCAAACAATACTCCTGATGTAATTGACAATAATGAATTTAGAGCTGATATTTACCTCAAGCCAACTAAATCAATTAATTATGTAACACTAACATTTGTGGCTACTAGAACTGGTGTTTCTTTTGAAGAAGTTGCTGGTAGAGTTTAAATCATTTCTTAAATAATCACAATAGGAGGAATTAAAAATGTCTACCTTAAGAACAATTACAGGATTTAAAGAAAGATTAGCCGGTGGCGGAGCAAGATCAAATTTATTTGAAGTTGAAATTCCAAGTTTTCCAGCTCCTTTGGCCTCATTATGGAGAACTGGTGCTGGTCAAGAAATTGAAACTTTTAAATTTTTATGCAAAACAGCAGCTCTTCCAGCATCTACAGTGGCTTCAATTCCAGTTCAATTCAGAGGAAGAGAATTAAAAGTTGCTGGAGACAGAACATTTGATCCATGGACAGTAACTGTCATTAACGATGAAGACTTTAAATTGAGAACTGCATTTGAATTATGGATGAATTCCATAAGCAAACTTGACAATAACACTGGAGCCACAAATCCAGGTTCATACATGACAGATGCGTTTGTACATCAACTTGGAAGAGGTGCTGGTACTGTTTTCTCCACTAATAATTCAGATATTGATGACGGAACTGCGATAACTCCATTAAGAAGTTATAAATTCTATGATATATTTCCAACATCTGTAGGAGCAATTGATCTATCATATGACAATCCAAATGCCATTGAGGAGTATACGGTAGAATTTCAAATTCAATACTGGACAGCTGGAGAAAGTGGAGATTCTACTAACACTATTATTTCCTAATAAATAGTAAAATAACGAATCAGAAAATTTAATTATGTCTAGGCTGTTTGGTTTTTCAATAGAAAACAATAAATCTAAAAATAAAAACATTGCTTCCCCCATTCCTCAAAATGATGAGGATGGGGTTGATCATTATTTAACTAGTGGCTTTTTTGGATCTTATGTAGATATTGAAGGAGTTTATAGAACAGAATTTGATTTAATTAAAAGATATAGAGAAATGGCACTTCACCCCGAAGTTGATAGTGCCATAGAAGATATTGTCAACGAGGCTATTGTATCTGATAGCAATGACGTTCCAGTACAAATTGAGCTTTCCAACCTAAAAGCTAGCGACGGATTAAAGAAAAAAATAAGAGAAGAATTTAAAAGAATTTTAGATCTATTAGATTTTGATAAAAAAAGTCATGAGATCTATAGAAATTGGTATATTGACGGAAGATTATATTATCACAAAGTTATTGATTTCAAAAATCCTCAAGATGGAATTCAAGAGTTAAGATATATTGACGCAATGAAAATGCGTTATGTAAGACAAAAAGCAAGTTCTAAAAACAACTCCAAATTAAGAGTCAATTCATATGATGGGGATAATGATCCACTAGACATGGAATTTCCAGAAATTCAAGAATATTTTGTATACAGTCCAAAAGCAGCTCAATCAATCGGACCTATTGATGGACGACAAAGCTCTTCGGCTAATGCTGGGATAAAAATAGCCAAAGATGCCATCACATATTGTACATCCGGATTAGTTGATAGAAACAAAGGAATTACTCTTTCATATTTGAATAAAGCGATTAAATCTCTTAATCAACTTCGTATGATTGAGGATTCACTTGTTATTTACAGATTATCTCGTGCCCCAGAACGTAGAATTTTTTATATTGATGTAGGAAATCTACCTAAGGTAAAAGCAGAACAATATCTTCGTGACGTTATGATGCGTTATCGTAACAAACTAGTATATGATGCGTCAACTGGAGAAATTCGTGATGATAAAAAATTTATGAGTATGCTTGAAGATTTTTGGCTTCCTCGCCGAGAAGGTGGAAGAGGAACGGAAATTACAACACTTCCTGGTGGACAAAATCTTGGAGAGATTACAGATATTAATTATTTCCAAAGAAAGCTTTATAGATCACTAAATGTACCAATTTCCAGAATAGATGGAGAAGGTGGATTTAATTTAGGTCGTTCATCAGAAATATTAAGAGATGAACTTAAATTTACTAAGTTTGTAGGAAGATTGAGAAAAAGATTTTCCAACATGTTTAATGATATGTTAAAAACTCAACTAATTTTGAAAAATATTGTAACTCCGGAAGACTGGGAATTAATGGCTCAGCATATTCAATATGATTTCCTATATGATAATCATTTCTCAGAATTAAAAGAATCGGAATTGCTAAGTGAGAGGTTAGGGTTAGCATCAACCGCCGAACCTTACATTGGGAAATATTATTCTCAAGATTATGTGAGAAGAAAGATTCTAAGACAAACTGATGAAGAGATAGTTGAACAAGATATTTTAATTAAAAAAGAAATAGAAGAAGGAATTATTCCTGATCCAAATGCACCTATTGATCCGGAAACTGGTGCTCCTATCACTGGGGACAACATTCAAGGAGAAATGGGGCAAGTTCCAGCTGATACCGAAATGCCGCCAAGTTCTATGCCATCAATCCCTAAAGGTGGTGAAATATAAATAGAGCATAATTATAAAAAACAAAAATGGAAAACATTGTAGACATGATTATTGCTGATGAATCTCCATCAAATATCAGTGACGAAATTAAAAGTGCTCTTTTTAAAAAAAGTATTGAAAAAATTGAGGCATTAAAACCAGGAATTGCAGATTCTATGTTTAACAACATGGAGATGGAATAATAGTATAGAATAAATAACTAATAAGTGTATTATAAGAATAATGGCGCATAAACCCGTAGGTAGTGGATCTTCATTTTCGGTAAGTGGAACCAGTTCCCAATCTGAAATTATTGTAAAACAAAGCGATACTTTAAGAGTAGTATCAGTAGATTCTGGATGCCATGTTGCTATTGGAACAAATCCAACAGCAACAAATTCAAATTATTATGTAGCATCTGGAGAGTCTGTTACTCTAAGCATTGGTCCAGTAAAATGTCAAAAAGTAGTTGGAGTTACAACAGGCTCTACTACAATTATCGATTTCCCATCTGGAACTGGATCTCCTTTTGAAGTTGGTGACACAGTTCAACTTACGGGAATTTCGCCTTCAGGAATTAATACGAATTTTGCTTATGTATCTTCTGTTGATAGTTCCTCTGGTTATGACGGTTATTTTTCAACAAGAATAACATTAGATTTAAATACTTCGGCACAAGGAGAAGTGACAAATTCTTATGGAGAATTGCGTGAAGTATTTAAAGTAGCTGGAAAAACTGCCGGTTCATCTGGAACATTATATTTACACCAAGTACAAATATCAGGAAACGCCTAAAATGAAACTAATCAGAGAAGAAATCGAAAAGGTAAAAGTAATCACTGAGGGTGTTGGAAAGCAAGCAAAGCTTTACATCACTGGACCATTCTTACAGGCCGAATGCGTAAATCGTAATGGAAGAATGTATCCAATGAATATTATGGAAAAAGAAGTGAGAAGATATACAGAAAATTATGTCAATAAGGGAAGAGCTCTTGGGGAACTTGGTCATCCAGATGGTCCGACAGTAAATCTAGATAGAGTTTCTCATAAAATTGTTTCTTTAACATGTGAAGGTAATAATTTCATAGGAAAGGCTCAAATTTTATCTACCCCAATGGGTAAAATCGCCGAATCTCTTTTAAAAGATGGAGTAACTTTAGGCGTATCATCTCGCGGTATTGGTTCACTAATTCCCTGTAAAGAAGGTTATAGCCAAGTTGGTGAGGATTTTATGTTGGCAACAGCTGCTGATATTGTTGCTGATCCATCTGCTCCAGATGCTTTTGTTCAAGGAATTATGGAGGGGAAAGAATGGGTTTGGGACGGAGGAATTCTTAGAGAAAAGCTAGCTGAACAAACAAAACGTAAAATCAATACTTTAGTTGACCAAAGAAGGCTTGAAGAACATAAGTTAAATTTATTCAATGAATTCTTGGCAAATTTATAATTTATAAATAAATATAGATTAAAATAAAGGTTAATCGGAGAGTTCAAATGTCTCGTGGTAAACAACTACAAGAAATGGAAGCAGGCACAAAGCAATCCAAGACCGCTGTTAATGCTAATGCTAAAGCAGCGGACCCAATGCCACATTTAACCACAGGTATTCCTGATGGTCAAAGTGCTGGTGGTTGGGTGGATCTTGGTGGCCCAGATCCCACAAATTATACTAATGATCCAGAAGGTCCTGCAAAGTTAAAAACACCAGAATCAAAGCTGGATAGAGTAAAGGACGTAGTAACTAAAAATGCTAAGCCAGCCGAAGCAATGAAAGTTACTAAAGAAGATAATGAGTTAGAAGATGAAGATCTTATTGATGAAGAAATTTCAGAAGATTCTGAATATGAAGAAGAAGTTGTAATGGAAGAAGAAACTGAAGATGATGAAGAAGATGATGAAGATGATGAAGATGATGAAGATGAAGAGTTAGAAGAAGATTTTGAATTTGATGTTGAAGAAGATGTAACTGCTCTGGTTGAAAACGAAGATCTTTCCGAAGAGTTTAAAGATAAAGCTAAAGTAATATTTGAATCTGCTTTAAAATCAAAAGTAAATCAAATTAAAGAGTCTTTAGAAATCGCATACGAACAAAGACTAGTTGAAGAAGTAGAAGAAATCAAAGAAACTCTTAGTGATCGCATCGATTCTTATCTAGAGTATGTTTCTGAAGAATGGTTAAATGAAAACCGTTTATCAGTTGAGAATGGTGTTAAGAGCGATCTTACAGAATCATTTATGTCAGGTCTGAAAGGACTTTTTGAAGATCATTATGTATCAATCCCTGAAGATAAATATGATGTACTTGAGAGCATGGTAGAAAAACTTGATGAAATGGAAACAAAACTCAACGAGCAAATCGAGAAAAATGTTTCCCTAAACAAGCGTCTCGCGGAGTCGGTTGCAGATGGGATCTTTGATCAAATTTCTGAGGGTCTAGCACTTTCTCAGAAAGAAAAGCTCGCTTCACTTGCCGAAAGTGTTGAGTTTGGAAGTGAAGAAGAATATCGTGAAAAATTGGAGATTTTGAAGGAAGCTTATTTTTCTTCAAAAAGAGTTCCTCCAACAGCTAAAACTGAAACTTTGTCTGAAGGAGTGGACGTAGTTCAGGAATCCGTTTCTGCACCAATGGCTGCTTACTTGAAGACCCTTTCAGCATTCAGCAAGAATTGAATTCAATATTATTCAAACAAAACAAACGCACTTTTTAAGAGGTAAACGCAAATGTTCAATTCAGAGCACTTGCAGGAAAAGTGGGCTCCTCTTCTAGACTATGATGGTCTTGATAGAATCAAAGATTCACACAGAAGAGCAGTAACCGCAGTCCTGCTAGAGAACCAAGAAAAATTCCTAAGGGAAGAAACTGCTTTCCAAACAGGTTCACTTCAGAACCTAATGGAAACCCCTACTGTTAATACACAGTCAAGCACTGGAACTCCAGGTTTTTCAGCTGGTGCTGGTTCACCAGTTGCTGGTTTCGATCCAGTTCTAATTAGCTTAATTCGTCGTTCAATGCCCAACTTGGTCGCATATGACCTCGCTGGCGTTCAACCAATGAATGGTCCTACCGGACTAATTTTCGCAATGCGCTCACGTTATAGCGATCAGAGCGGTCCTGAAGCATTCTACAATGAAGTAGATACTGCTTTCTCAGGTCAAGGTTCAACCTTTGCCCAAACTCAAGGATGGACTAATGGTGCCGTTGGTCTTGGTACAACTGCTCAGCAGGGAACCAATCCAGGCCTACTAAGTCCAGCTGGTTCACCAACTGACGCAACCACCTACAACGTAGGTCAGGGTATGCGTACTGATAACGCTGAAGCTCTTGGTACTGATGGCGGTGCTCAGTTCAACGAAATGGCTTTCTCAATCGAGAAAGTATCCGTTGTTGCTAAGTCACGCGCTCTCAAGGCTGAGTATAGCTTAGAACTAGCACAAGACCTGAAAGCTATTCATGGTCTAAATGCTGAAGCTGAGCTTGCTAATATTCTCAGCACTGAGATTCTTGCCGAAATCAACCGCGAAGTAATTCGTACCATTTATAACGTTGCTGAGCCTGGTGCCCAAGCAAACGTTGCTACTCAAGGTTATTTTGACCTTGATATTGACTCAAATGGTCGTTGGAGTGTTGAGAAGTTCAAGGGTCTTCTTTTCCAAATCGAGCGTGATGCTAACGCAATCGCACAAAGAACTCGTAGAGGAAAGGGCAACACCATTCTTTGCTCAGCTGACGTTGCTTCTGCTCTCAGCATGGCTGGTGTTCTTGATTACACCCCTGCTCTAAATGCAAATCTTAGCGTAGATGACACTGGCAATACTTTTGCTGGCGTTCTCATGGGCAAATATCGCGTATATATTGATCCTTATGCTGCTAACGTAGCTGCTAATCAGTATTACGTAGTTGGTTATAAGGGCTCTAATCCTTATGACGCTGGACTATTCTATTGCCCATATGTTCCTCTCCAAATGGTTCGTGCCGTTGGTGAGAACACCTTCCAGCCTAAGATCGGCTTTAAGACTCGTTATGGCATGGTTGCTAACCCATTCGCTGAAGGTGCCACAATTCCTGCCGATGGTCAGGGTGGTCGCCTCAAGAGAAACTCTAACGTATACTACAGAAGAGTACAAGTCAAGAACCTAATGTGATCTTCACATATTGATTTTAATGGGGGGAAGAAATTCCCCCCTTTTTTATTGAAAAAAATAAATAGTAATAAAAATGAACAACACAAAAAGTATATTTACTAACCAGATTACGAACCGAAATTTTCTTTCTTCTGGTGGTTTTAAATTTATTTTAAATAGAGCACCAAAAGTAGCTTTTTTTGGAACTAATGCTAATGTTCCAGGAATGACTTTAGGAAATGCGAATCAATCGTCATATTTAAAAGATTTAAGTATTCCCGGCGATAAAATAGAATTTGATGATTTTATATTAAAATTTTTGGTAGATGAAAATATTGAAAATTATATTCAAATACAAAAATGGATTAGAGGATTAGGATTTCCAGATTCATTAAAAGAAATTTTTGACCTTCAGAATGAACCACCAACAATTGACAATAAAAATTCTCCAATGATGAACATTTATTCTGACGGAACACTTCAAGTTTTAAATAGTTCATTCAACGTTAATTTTAATGTAATATTTGAAGATATGTATCCATATTCTATTGGACCACTTGAATTTACATCTACAGAAAATGACACTGAATACTTTACATCGGAGGTAAGGTTCAAGTATACTAGATATTATATCACTGATAAGTATGGAAATAAATTATGAATGTTGACCTTGAAAAAATACAATCCATGTGGGAAAAGGATTCTAAAATAGACATTGACAATCTTCATTTAGAGTCTTTAAAAATACCTTCCCTACATGCGAAATATTATGAAATTTACAATAACTTTACATTATTAAAGAAAAAAACAGATCAAGATAAAAAGATAAAACTTTTAGATAGATACAAATATTATACCGGGAAATCGCCAGCAGAGGTATATGTAGAGGAACCATTTCCATATAAAATTAGGGATAAGGATGCCTTACAAAAATATTTGGATGGAGATGAGAATATTTTAAAATTGAATATGAAAATAGAATATTATAATACGGTATTGGATTATTTAACTGATATCATTAAAATGTTGAATAATAGAAGCTATCAAATTAAAAATTCTATAGAATATATGAAATTTCATTCTGGAATCAGCTGATAAATATTTGTAGCGATATTATACAATGTGGCAGATATAACTATTTCTAAGAAAAATGAGGTTTACATTAAGTTAGAATGTGAGCCTCATATTTTGTATGAACTTCAACAATACTTTACATTTGAGGTTCCAAATGCAAAATTCATGCCTCAAAGAAGAAATAAAAATTGGGATGGGACAATAAGACTTCTTTCAGTCCATACTGGAGAAATATATGTAGGATTATTAGATAAGGTAATAGAAAAAATAAAACTACACAAATATACTTATGAATTCAAAGATAACAAATATTATGGTCTTCCTTTTGAAGTAAATGAAAGCATATCTTTAGAAGGTGTTAAAGATTATATGACATCTATTTGTAAACATACTCCAAGATCTTATCAGATTGAGTGTGTTTATGATGCTTTAAGATACAATAGAAAATTATTGATTAGTCCAACAGCATCTGGAAAATCTTTAATGATATATTCTATTGTTAGATTTTTTTGCTCTTATGGTAAAAAAGTATTAATTGTTGTTCCAACTACAAGTTTAGTAGAGCAAATGGTGAGTGATTTTAAAGATTATGGATGGGATGCTGATAATTACTGTCATAAAATATATTCGGGAAGAGAAAAAAATAATAATTTTCCAGTAACCGTTACTACATGGCAATCAATTTATAAATTAGAAAAAAGTTTCTTTAATGATTATGAAGTAGTTATTGGTGATGAGGCTCATTTATTTAAGAGCAAATCTTTAATTAATATTATGACTCATTTACATAGTGCTAAGTACAGATTTGGTTTCACTGGAACTCTAGACGGAACACAAACGCATAAATGGGTTCTTGAAGGTTTATTTGGTCCATCTTATAAGGTAACAAGAACTTCAGAATTAATGGAAAAAGGATTCATTTCTTCATTGGATATATTTTGTTTATTAATGAAACATTCTCCAAAGAAGTTTGAAAATTATGAAGAAGAAGTTCAATATTTAATAGGTAATGAAAAAAGAAATAAGTTTATTAAAAATCTGGCTTTGGATTTAAAAGGAAATACATTAATTTTATTTTCTAGAGTTGAAGCTCATGGAAAGGTATTGTACGATTTAATAAATAATAGTGTCAATGACAGAAATGTATTTTTTATACATGGAGGAGTTGATGTTGATGAGAGAGAGAAAGTACGAGAAATTACTGAGAGAGAGGATAATGCTATTATAATTGCATCTTATGGCACCATGAGTACAGGTGTCAATATTAAAAATTTACATAATGTAGTATTTTCATCCCCTAGTAAATCAAGAGTTAGAAATTTACAAAGCATCGGAAGAGTCCTGAGAAAAAGTCAAAATAAAAATAAAGCAGTCCTTTATGATATAGCTGATGATATAAGCTATAAATCTTATAAAAATTATACTTTAAATCATTTTATAGAAAGAGTAAAAATTTATAATGAAGAAAATTTTAATTATGAAATAGTACCAGTAAATTTAAAATAAATGATGGAAGAAGAGTTTTATGCTAGTTTAAAATTCAAAAATGGTGAAGAGGTATTCTCTAAAGTATCTGTTTGTGATAATGAAGAAGAAATACTATTGTTATTATTACATCCTATAGTAATTAACTCAATAAAATCTAGAGAAGGTACTATAGGATTTAAAATAGAACCTTGGTTAAAGACTTCTAGCGATGATAC